TCTGTGGGTTAAGGTAGTCCTCATCGTGCTGATAGAAGATGCCAGAGAACAGTCCTAGCATATTAGTGCCATCAGCCTTTCTAGCATAGGCAATGTCCCTGTCCTGTACGTGTCCCATCACACACGACATATACTTCTTCTGTAGCATCAGCTTTGCACTGCTTACTGGTCTGCCCATAACACCACTGGTGAAGTAGTGGGCATAGGCTATGTCGTCAATGATGACAGGCTCTAGGAATGGGTACACTTCCCAACCAAACTCTTCTAGCTGAAAGTCTCTGTAGCTAATTAAACCGTCTAGCTTAGGGTCTGCATTGGTTGCTCTTTCTATGCGGTTCTCATGGTTGCCTAGAGTGAACACTAGTCTAGGATTCCATCGCTTGTCTTTGTTGCGTATCAGGCGGTTCTGCTCATCCTTGATAGGACGCATGAACATCTCCATAGCAGCAACACCTGCTTCTATGTCGTTGGTGTAGCGTCTGCCTTCAAAGCTACGAGTGCCTACATCGTATGATGAGAGACTAGGTAGATCAAACCAATCACCTATCATCACAATAACGTCAGGCTTCTTGTCTACAGCGTACTGCCCTGCCCATCGTAGATGCTCTATAGACTGATCTGGCTTTACTTGCGTGTCGGGTATTACTAAATGTTTAGTCATTACTTCTTACGCCTCTTACGTTCTGCGTTAGTCTTAGCAGTGTGGCACTTGTGACACAGTACTTGATACCCTTCAGCTTCTATGAACATTCTTTCAATGTAGGTGTTCCAATCTACAAAGCCTACTTCTGGATCTACTACTGGATCTATGTGGTCTACTGCTGCGTTATTACGTCTACGCTTCTTTCCTTCTAGCGGTGGTAGTGTAGCGGGAGAGCCTTTGCCGCATTTGGCACACTTGTAAACTCCCCTAGCTACTCTAGCCGCTGACTTAACATCGTGCTTTACACCCCACTTAGCGTGAGCCTGACGGAGTGCGGAGACGATAAAGGAACGAAAACGTGCTTCTGTCCATCTACCGTTATTCCTTGTCTTCATTGAAGCTCCATACCTCACCTTCGTAGCGTCTTAGCCAGAGCATCCTACCATTCTCTATCACTCTGGCCTCGTCACCATCGTACATCTCTACGCATTTGTCATAGAGTTCCTTCTCTGTAACACAGTCCTTCAATATCTTCTCTGACTTCTTATCGCCAATACCTTTGATACCTATGATGTTATCAATCCTGTCACCCATCAGTATCTGGCGGTAGAAAAAGCGTAAGCCGTCCTCTGGCTTTACATAGTACTTGTCCTGCTTTACAAAGTTGTAGTGCCATCCTGCTATCTGGTCAAAGTCCTTGTCTAACGTAACCATGATAGCCTTGTCACCGTGAACTGTTGCCTGTATAGCTATGGCATCGTCTGCCTCTTCTCCTTCAGTAACTACAGCAGCCCACTTGTCGATAAGGTGTTGGCGTAGTGCCTGAATATGCACTGGCTTTGCCTTATCTTTACGGTTTCCTTTGTATTCAGCAGTGACGGCATATTCCTTGCGGAAGTTTCCTTTGCCAGTGAGATACAGAACATAGTAGTCTGTTTCCTCGTCTACGTTGAGCTGTAACAAGATGTCGGAGATGAAGCCATCGATGGTGCTGATGGCTGTTTTCTCTGATTCATCGTTACATGACCAACCTATGCGATAGACTAGAATGTCTGCATCAATTAAGATCACAACGCTTCGCCTAAGTCCACTTCAGCTACGTCAGCACCGCCACCATAGGGAATGAGGTCAGTGACTACTAGCTTGAGCAGTGTAGGGCTACGTCCCGCTTGACCCGCAGGAGACTTCCAATCGTAGTAGCTTACTACTGCCTTTGCTTTAGAGCCGTTGCCTACTAGGATGCCTTTGATCTCAGCACCGTCAGTGTCGTAGATGCGGATAGGGTGGCTAGACTTTGCAGTGATAAAGTCGCCCTGTCCAGGTTTGTTACGAACATTCAGACCCATCATCTCCAGTGCCTCTGATGCTGCTTTGGATAGGTTAGCTAGGTCTACTTGGTACTTACCTGACATACGGTTTACTTCAGTCAGACTAGACCACATCATGTCTGCGTTGATTGTTACTGGTTTTGCTTCACTCATACTAATTACCTCTTGGTTGTTTTAGATCACAACTGATCTACATATATTATACCACGAATGGTACGGATTTGTCAATGTGTTTCAGCCCAATTGTTTCCTACATTGTACTCAGCATCAAGTGGGCATCGCAGGTCTAGTACATCTCCTGCATTCTTGATTGCTCTTACTGCCGCTTTGCCTACTACATCAGCAAAATTCTCTGGTACTTCTATCTGAAACTCGTCATGCACATTAGCCACTAGCTTGTGCGGTATATCGTATGTCGATAAACGATCAGCTAACAGCACCAGTGCCTGTTTCATTACTATAGCACCTGCACCCTGTAGCAGTGTGTTCAGTGCCGCATGTTCACTTCTTACACGCAAGCGTCTACCGTCTAGTGCAGGTAGTGTTCCTGCTGTGGCGTGTTTAGCTACCTTCTCACGCAGTTTAGCCAGTGCGGGTGTGTTGCGTAGGAACGAGTCTATAAGCTGTTGTCCTTCTCTGTAGCCACCGCCTACTATCTGCCCTATCTTGGCTGCTCCTGCACCGTACAGGAATGCGTAGATGAATGTCTTGGCTTGGTTGCGGTCAGTGAGTCCTGCCGCCTTCATGTTAGCTGTGTGGATGTCACCGCTTAGTATCTCGTTAGTGTATCTCTCGTCACGCATATAGTGTGCAAGCATACGTAGTTCTAAGCCACTGGCATCACAG